AAATGTGTCCTGTATGTTGGATTAGTGGAGTACTTTTCTTATTGTTTGGTGCATCTGCACTTTCTTTTGGAACAGAATGGTATATTTTAATACCTTCTTTTGTATTACTTGCTTATGGTGGTTATAAAATATGGGTTGGTATTAAAAGAGGTAAGAAGTTTTCAGCTGAACAAAAGGATAATAGTAAGCGGACAATAATAAGATTTGTTATTGGTGTTGCAATAGGATTGTATACAGGAATTGCAGTCATGTATGCTTTGTCTGGTGCAGAACATAAACGGATGCATGATTTATTAGAACAACATGGAATCGAAGAACCTAATCATTAAGGAGAAATAATTATGTTACCATTAGCAGGACTATTATTTAATGTTATTTCTAGCCTTGTCGTAGACAAAGCAACAGATTTAGCAACTGAGCACGTGGAAAATATGTTAGATGATATTCTTCCAGAAAGTGCTAAAAAAGAATTGGATAAAATCATAAAAGAAGATTCACACCATACTTTCACAAATGCTAAAGATGCATTGATGGGTGCGGTTGAAGGCAAACTACCTATTCTTAAGGCAGATGGAACACTTAAACCCATAGAAATATCATTTAAAGTTACGTATGATCCCACATCTGGATCAGTTGACATAGAAAAAGAATAAGGAAATTATGGCTGATATAATAAGAGTATCAAAGAATTTTGCTCTATCAGAAATGGTGAAGAGTGCAACTGCTGTACGGTTGAACGTAGATAATTCGCCAAGTTCAATACATCTTGTAAATCTAACACATCTTGCAATTCATATTTTGCAACCAGTAAGAGATCAGTTTGGTGTTATTACAATTAATTCTGGATATCGTAGCCCAACTTTGAATGCTAAGGTAGGCGGGTCAAAAACCAGCCAACATTGCAATGGTCAGGCCGCAGATTTTGAAAGTTTTTCTACACCAAATCCAGATTTAGCAAAATGGATTGCTAAAAATTTAGAATTTGATCAACTCATTTTAGAGTTTTATGATGGTAAAGATCCAAATAGTGGATGGGTACATTGTAGTTACAATTTGATGGGCAATCGTAAAAAAATAATGACTGCGCTTAAAACTAAAAGTGGCGTACAATACAAAAATGGATTCGTTTCTGCATAAAATACAGGGAATTGGAATTAAATTTTATCTCCAGTTTTTATTTACCGTTGGTGCTTTCCTATCAAGGCCAACATGGGTTGACAAACACATAAAAGTATGTTATAATAGATTAGATGAAATTAATAGTGATTATGATAAACCAACCCGGAATCAATGGTATAAATAAATGCCCAAAAATACATTCTATACTAATGTAGCATGTCTTGGTAATTACATTTTTGAGAGAGGAATCGAAAACGGAATCCCTTTTGATGAAAAGCATGAGTTCAAACCTACCTTATACATACCTACCACAACTAAAACTGAATGGAAAACCTTAGAGGGCGATCCAGTTGGTCCTATTCAATGGGGTTCTATCAAAGAAACCCGCGCAGCAATGAAGAAGTATGAGGGTGTAGATAATATGAAAATCTACGGTCATACTAATTATAATTATTCCTTTATTGCAGATACCTATCCAGAAGAAGAAATCGATTACAATTTTGAACACATCAAGATAATGTTTCTTGATATTGAAGTCGGTTCAGAACACGGTTTTCCAAATCCTCAACGTGCCGATGAAGAAGTAACTGCAATTACAATCAAGGTAAATGAAGATATTCAAGTTTGGGGTTGTTCGGAATTTCAAAATGGACAAGAAAATATTACATATAATAAGTGTGGTGATGAACGACAATTATTAGAACAGTTTGTCATGTATTGGCAACAAAATTGTCCTCATGTAATTTCTGGCTGGAATACTAAAACATTTGATACTCCATATTTGGTTAATCGAATTCGTGGAGAATTGGGAGAAATCTGGGTTAAAAAACTATCGCCGTGGGGATTCGTAAAGGAACAAAAGATTTTCGGTATGGGCGGCAAAGAAGTTCAGACATATGAAATATATGGTGTATCGGAAATTGATTATTTAGAAGCATATAAGAAATTTACTTTCACTAATCAAGAATCTTATCGTTTAGATCATATCGCCTATGTTGAATTAGGTGAAACCAAACTTGATTATTCTGAAGTATCGACACTTCACGAATTGTACAGAACAGATTATCAAAAATTTATTGAGTATAACATTCAAGATGTGTTATTGGTAGATCGACTTGAAAAGAAAATGAAGCTTTTAGAGATGATTATTTCTCTGGCATATTTGTCAAAGTGTAATTATACAGATGTTTTTGCACAGACAAGAATGTGGGATTGTATTATCTACAATCATCTTTTGAGAGAAAAGGTTGTAATTCCACAAAAGAAAAAAGAACGTAAGGGTGATGCCTATGAAGGTGCTTATGTGAAGGCACCACAAAAAGGTAGACATAATTGGATAGTCAGTTTTGACTTGAATAGTTTGTATCCGCATTTGATTATGCAATATAATATTTCTCCAGAAACTATTCTTGGTACATGGCAAGATGATATTGGTGTAGAAGGATTATTGAATAAAGAATTTGATACAAGCATTTGGAAAGAAAAGAATATAACGGTTACTCCAAATGGATCAGTTTATCGAAGAGATAAGCAGGGATTTCTTCCAAAGTTGATGGAAAGTATGTATAATGATAGAGTTAAGTATAAGAAGTTGTTGTTGGCAGAACAGAAAAAGGGAAGAAATGCAGATCCGAATAAATTATCACAATATTACAATTATCAACAGAATCTAAAGATTGCACTCAATTCTGCTTATGGTGCACTTGGTAATCAATGGTTTCGTTATTATGATGAACGAAATGCTGAAGCGGTTTCTGTGGCCGGTCAATTGGCAGTTCAATGGGCAGAAAATGCGGTGAATAACTACTTAAACACTACATTATCTACGGTGAATAAGGACTATATTGTTGCTATGGATACTGATTCTTTATATGTTTGTCTTGACAGTCTTGTTTCTAAAGTTGGTATTACAGATAATGAAAAAATTATTAACTTCTTGGACAAGGCCTGTGAACGAATTGAAGGAGTAATTGAAAAAAGTTATGATGAATTAGCCGAGTATGTAAATGCCTATCAACAAAAGATGGTCATGAAACGTGAAGTCATTGCTGATACCGGTATTTGGACGGCGAAGAAACATTATATTCTGAACGTTCATGATTCTGAGGGAGTTCGATACGAAGAACCTAGATTAAAAATTGTGGGCATTGAGGCAATTAAGAGTTCTACACCACAAGCATGTAGAGATTCATTGAGAGAAATTTTCAATATTATTATTTCAGGTACAGAAGATGATGTGATTAATTATATTGAGGATTTCAAGACAAAGTTTTTTGGATTAAATATGGTAAATGTAGCATTTCCGAGATCAGTTAATGGATTAAAAAAATATAGAGACCCGGCCGCAATTTATAAAAAAGGTACTCCAATTCATGTTAAGGGTTCATTGATCTATAATCACATGCTAAGATCCAAGAAACTAACAAAGAAATATCCCATTATACAAGAAGGGGAAAAGGTCAAATTTGTTTATCTCAAAGATCCTAATCCAGCAGGGGATAAAGTAATTTCTGTAATAGATAGTTTACCAAAAGAGTTTGAATTGGAAAAATATATAGATTATGATACACAATTTGAAAAGGCATTTGTTGAGCCCCTAAAAGGTGTATTGGATGTAATTGGCTGGGATACTGAACGCCGGTCAAGTCTTAATGATTTCTTTGTTTAATGGAGGTATTATGGCAGGAAGTATAATGGTAAAGTATGCACAAAAGACATACAAACAACGAAGAGTAGAAGAACAAAATTCTGCGGTATTCAAAAATTTAAATCATTCCGTAGATATTATTCCGGAATCGGTGTCAATTATGACCTTCCACACTCAGAAAGAAGCTAATAAGTTTGCTGCAGATATGATAGGTAAGGGGTATCATATCTTAGAAATAAAAGATGACTATAGAAGAACGTAAATATGAAGCTTGGCTTATAGAAGAACTACAGTCTCTATTGGATGCGCGCATCTTTCATAGGGATCGTATTGCTGAAACGTATTCTGAACGTTCAGATTTGAATAAAGAAATACGGGCAATTAAAAGTGAAATTTTTAAAAGGGAAAAAGATGAGTGAATATTTTGATGAACTATTAAAAGCAACAGGTAATGAATTTGGGTCAAAGGTTTCAGATGGAATAGAAGCCGGTGATGTTTCAGGTTATATAGATACTGGTAGTTATATTCTTAATGCATTAATTTCAGGAGATATTTATGGAGGAATACCCACAAACAAAATTACAGCATTTGCTGGAGAAACTGCAACTGGAAAAACATTCTTTATC